ACAAGTCTTACGACAAAGAAAAGAATTATACAAAGTCTTTTGTGATGAGCTTGGATATACACCTAGAACTCAAGGAGAGAAGTCGGGTTGGTTTAAAGTTTGCAAGGAACTAACTGAAGCAGGAGTTACATCTGATATGCTCAAAGGCTCAATACTTGCTTATAAGAAACATTGGAACAACATAGATATAACTCCATACGCAATCAACAAATGGTTTGGTAAGTTTGAAGCTCTAGGTCAGGACGAAGTACGCAAACAAAAAATGCTAGAGAATCCTGCTCTTATCTGCGAAGAACAAGGTTGTAACTTTATAGACCACGACTTCTTTTTGTACTGTGTTAGGTGCAAAAAAGAGCAAAAAAAGTAGATTTTTTTAAAATAATTTAAAATAATTTAAAATAATTTATAAAAGCCTATAAACATTGGGCTTTTTAATAGACAAAACAACAACTAAATTTGTATATAATCTACGATTATGCCATAATTAAGTATGAAAGAAACAAACAAGGAGAGCGTAGTGAAAAAATTAAACAAATATGAAAGAGCAATAATTAATACAATTTTCGAAGTTGAGAATTTAACAAATCAAGTTGGCGAAGCTATTTGGCACAATGACCAAAAAACTTTTAGAGGTGTTCTTGAATTAGCTTGTACTTGGTCAGTAATAGATACAGAACTTGGTACAGAATTAATCGAATGGGATAAAGTAAAAAAACAAGTGAGAACTAACGCTACTTGGTTACACATTGATAAATTTTACGGAGATATGTTTCGACCAAATAATTGTGGTTGTAATCATAAAGACGGTTGTTGCTTACCACAATGTTGCCAAAGTGTTTTATATTGGAACAATGACAAAGACCTTCCTAATAGAGAAAATTGTGTTGATTACAATCACAAGTCAAGACTTGTAGCAATCTAATAATTTAAACAATCTTGTAAGGTCGGTATCATTCGATACCGATTTTGCTATTATGGGTGGATAATGCCAAAGCAAACTTTAGCTCATAATGAACAATTAGTAGAAGCACTTTGTGATTCTATTGCTTCAGGAATGTATGTTAATCTTGCGTGTCAATCAGTAGGAATTAGCACATCAGCTTTATCTGAATGGAAGATTAAAGGACAAAAGGGCATACACCCTTACGATAAAGTTTGGAAAAGAATACAAATTGCAGAAGCCAAAGCTATTGAACGAAGAATTAAAAGAATTGAGAATGCAGGAGAGAATGGCTCTTGGCAGGCAGACGCTTGGTACTTAGAGAGAAGATATCCACATTTGTTTGGCAAGAGAGATACTGTTGCCATTGAGAATCAAGATAATCCTAAAGTAAGACTTCGTTGGGCAGACGGAAATTTATTAGATAAAGCACAAGAAGAAAAATACATTGAAGGAGAAGTGGTTGAGAATGAAGAATGAAGATTTTAAATTACCTGACGATTTGTTTATTGATAATCCAACTTTTGTAGATACATCACAAGAATTTAATGACGATTGTGGAGACGCTTGTAAATTATGAATGAACAAGAATTAAACGATAAGTTTGCAGATATAGTCCAACATCTGAATATGAGAGATGTTGAAGAACAAATATTAGAAGAAGAAATAGTAATCGACTTTGAAGATGTACCAACAATAGTTTTTATGCCTGTATTTACAGATTATGGAATGTTTTATAGTTCTATGCCAATATCAACAAAAGCTATTGAGTCATTTTTAATTTGGTTTAACTCGCAGGAGTAACAATGCAATCATCATTAGACGCTAATGTAAGCTCAGGCTTAGACATTGAGCTACCACCTTTGCATTCTGCACAAAAAGAAGTAGTAGAGAATATGAAAAGATTTACAGTTCTTAGTGCAGGAAGGCGTTGGGGTAAGACCAAACTAGGTGTTTGGCTTTGCCTTAAATACGCTTGGGAAGGTAAAAGAGCTTGGTGGATTGCACCTTCTTACTCTATGACCAACGAAGCGTGGGCAGATTTAAGAAGCATTGGCATTGAATACGGAGTAAAAGTAAAAGAAGCTGAGAGAACTATTATTACAACTACAGGTGGCTCAGTTCAAGTAAGGTCAGCAGATGACCCTATGAAGTTAAGGGGTGCAGGTTTAGACTTTGTTGTTTTAGACGAGTGTGCCTTTATGAAACCACAAACTTGGGCAGAAGTAATTAGACCTGCATTAACAGAGAAAAAAGGTAGTGCATTATTTATCAGCACACCAAAAGGATATAACTTTTTTGAAAAGCTCTACTCAGAAGCAAATTTATTAGATGATTGGGTCAGATTTACTTACCCAACATATACAAATCCAATCATTGACCCTAAAGAATTAGAATCAGCAAAGCAAGAGATAGGTAGTTTCTTGTTTGCTCAAGAATACGAAGCTCAGTTTATTGAAGCCACAGGTGGCTTATTTAAAGCAGATTGGTTTGAGCATTACTCCATAGAAGAACGAATAACAATCGATAAGGAGACAAAAGATGAATATTTGGAAGTTTATTATAAATATAAAGACAAAGAGTGTAAGTTGGAAGATTGCCGTAGATACGCAACTGTCGATTTGGCAACATCAACTAAAGAGAGTGCTGACTTCACGGTTATCACATCAGTGGCAATCACACCTGAAGGCAAGATTCTCGTATTGGACATTGACAGACGAAGATTGGAAGCACCTGATTTATTGCCATTACTACAAAGAAAAGTGGAACAGTTTGACCTTGCTTATGTCGGAATTGAGAGAGCAGGTTATCAGTTGGCGTTTATTCAAATGGCTAAGAGAGAAGGATTAATAGTTAAGTCGCTAAAAGCAGACAGAGATAAAGTATCAAGAGCTTATCCACTTATTGCAAGAATGGAAGCAGGAGATATATTCTTCCCTAAGAACTCTGCTTGGTTTGGAGATGTACAAACAGAACTGCTTAGATTCCCTGAAGCAGAACACGATGACATTGTTGATAGTCTCGCATATAGCGTGATAGAATCAAAAGTGCGTAAAAGTATAAAAGTTTTCTAATATAATGTAAGATTAGAGCAGAGTGAAGTAGTGCCGATAAGGGTTGCGTCCATTACTTCACAAAGCTCTACAAGGAGAATAATGGCAGAGAGAAGAAGTTTCAGAGAAGTATTCTTTGGTAACTCAGAACAAAAACGAAGCACAGGATATAACTTTTTTAGACAAGGTGTTAATTCAACTAACACTAATTACATACAAGGTTATCAATCTTCAGCAGGTCAATTTGATGTACAAGGTTTAGGTAATGGTGCGTCTAACTCAGCAGTAGTTTCTTGCCTACAGGTACTTGGGACTTCATTTGCTGAAGCAGAATTAAAAATATTTCAACTTAATGAAGTAGGAGAATATGACATTGTTCCTAATCATCAACTTACAATGTTGTTTAAAAGACCAAATCCTTATATGTCAGGAGATGTAGTACAAAACTATTTAGTACAATCAATGCACATATCAGGAGACGCTTACTTACTAAAACAAAAGAATGAAGCAGGACAATTAGTCGCTTTATATCCTTTAATGCCTGAGAATGTAACTCCAAAGGGAAGTGATGAGACTTTAATTGAATACTATGAATATCAGGTTAAGAATCAAAAGATTAACTTAAGTAGAGATATGGTTGCTCACTTTAGGCTTGGTCTTGACCCTGAAAACCACAGACAAGGTTTCTCGCCTGTTAAAACATTACTTAGAGAGATTTATGGAGATGAGAGTGCAGGACAAATGGCTACATCAATCCTTGCCAATATGGGAGTTCCTAGCTTTATGATTACACCTAAAGATGAATATGGTTTAACAGAAGAAGAAGGAGAATCAATCTCCAAAGCATTCCAAAGAAGAACAGGTGGTCAGAATCGTGGTAAGCCTTTAGTACTATCAGGTGGCGTAAATGTTGAGAGACTTGCCTTTAGTCCTAAAGACTTAGAGATAGGAGACTTAAGAGAATCCTTTGAAGCTAGAGTATCTGCCGTAATTGGTGTGCCTTCTATCCTTGCAGGAATGGAAGTTGGACTTAAATACGCTACTTACTCCAACGCTAAAACCTTGCGAGAGTTCTTTACTGAACAAAAGCTCATTCCTTTATGGGATATGGTCGCACAAGAGATAACACATCAGATACTTAAAGTAGATTACGGAGACTCTAACAACTTAGAAGCAAGATATGACTATACAGATGTAAGAGCCTTGCAAACAGATACTAATGAGATTTACGAGAGAATGAACTTAGCAGTACAAGGTGGTTGGGTAACAGTAGCAGAAGCAAGACAGAGCGTTGGATTACCTACTACAACAGAACAAGATGTGTATTTACTTCCTGCTGAGAAGGTATCTGTACCTGCAAATATGTTAAGAGATTATCAACCTGCAACAATAGAACAGGAAGAACAATCAGATGAAGTACCTGAAGCAATATCAGAAGCAGGGTTTGATGAAGCAGAGTTTAAAGTAGTTAAAGAGATAGACGGAGAGTACTGCGTTATTACAGAGACAGGCAGGAATATGGGTTGCTATCCAACTAAAGAACTCGCAGAGATAAGAGTCAAACAGATAGAGAGATACAAAGATACAACTAAAGATGTTATTGCTACTGACCAATTTACAACGCAAGAAGAAGCTGAAGCAAGAGCTAAAGAGTTAGGTTGTGAAGGAAGTCATAGTATGGATATGAATGGTAATACAATATATATGCCTTGTGCAACACACGAAGTGTATGAAGGTCTAATTGATAACAATGAATCCTATGACTCAGAAGGATAAAAACCTCGCAATAAATTCTTCCCCTATTGCTAATACGGTAGATAGTCATATAGAGAGTAATAAGGATAGTAATAGTTCTAGTAGTGTTTCGGATATAAGACAGTTTGTCTTCAATTCGGAGATAGATTTAGATACTCTTGGAGTTGGTCTGAATGGGGACACAGGCATAAGTGGAAGTAATAAAAAAGGAAGATACGATGACTTGGATTTCTCGATACCAAAAGGAGTTAAGGCACAAGCCGAGCTAGGACTACGACTTCGTTCTGAGTTTGGTCGAGGTGGTACAAGTGTCGGTATGAGTACTGCTAGGTATCTTGTCTCCAATACAGAAGCCTCGCCTGAGAAGGTACGACACATCGCTAAGTACTTCCCTAGACACGAAGTAGATTTACAAACACAAGACTCAAGAGACTTCCTCGCAGGGAGAACAGACAAAGCTACCAATGGTGTTATTGCTTGGAAGCTATGGGGTGGCAACGCAGGACAAAGTTGGAGTAGTAAGTTAGTACGAGCTATGGATAAGAGAGACGAAGTAGAGAAGTCAGCTTCAGAGTTAGTGCGTAGGCATAAGCTAAGAGAACAAGCAGACACAGAGTACAGAACAAACCGACTTACATCTACGGAAGTGAAGCAAGGAGTCTATCGGAACTATGACGCTATGCTACGGAATTGGGAACTGTGGTATGTCGATTTCTATGTCGGTCTG